TATCCCCATTCACAAATAAGAGTAATTCTCAGCAAGCATACAATGACTTGGAAGAGGGAAAGAAAATTTCCCTCAATATGAATTCAGACCGTTATACATATGACAACAAGGAAGATAATAGGTATGATAAAAAATGGACTCCTAAAACCAAAGAGGAAAAGGAAACTTTATCCCCTAGCGGGTATTACAGACAGGGAGACCGTGAGTCTGAAAGGAAGTCAAGAATGTCTGGTATTTTCAATGCAGCTTTGAATAGAGCTAAAAAGGAAGACCAGGAAAGAGTAAGTAAATTACAGTCTGAGGGCAAAAAAGCAAGAAAGACTAGTGATAAGAAACTTACTGAAATGGCTGAGAAAGAGGCAGAGGAACAGTTCAATAATGAGTATAGGGAAAAACAGATTTCTGTACCATCAACTGCAATAAAGAATATACAGTATGACCCTGACACAGAAGGACTTACTGTACAGTTTGCAAGTTCTGGTAAGAGATACTTTTATCCTGGAGTCCCTGTTGAATTAGTTCAGGCACTTATGAAAGCACCTAGTAAAGGTGAGTTCTTTATGAAAAATATTCACGACCAATATTCTATGTATGGTAAAGACCATAGTAAGAAAGACAAGAAACAGCAGAAAGGTATTAAAACTTATATGCAGTCTTATTACAAGAATAATAAAGGTAAGTGGATGAAATAGGAGAAATATATGTTTACTAAAAAAGATAAATATTACAAGGCTGCAATGGAAGAGGCAGCAAAACAAAGGGAATTGGACGCTAAAAAGGCAAGACTTTTATCTAAGGATATGGACTATGCTTTCTTAGAGGAAATTATACAAAAAATGAATGAGAACCCTTTATTGCAGGTAAGAATTACATTGAAAGACGGCACTGTTTTGGATTGTAATACCAAACCAAAAAAGAACCCTCTTATGTATTTAGAGCCTACAGAAGAGGTTTTAGAAGTTAGATAAAAAATTAGTGAGGAAAAAACAATGGTTTTTACAGAACAACAATTACAGGTAAAGAAACTTGTAGACGTACAGCAGGATATAGAAATTGACGCTTTGAATGACGGAGTTGGTGCATTGAGTTCTACCATGCAGAATGGTTTTACCGAGGCAGCAAACAACTTCTCTGATATTCAGAATAGTCTTGGGCTAATGAATAGTCTTTCCGACGAAAGATATAATGGACTTACTGGTTCAGTAAATGCTTTAGGCAATGCAATGACTCAGGGATTTCTTGATATAGGAAATACAGTTGCCAATGTAGCTGGTGAAATTCAAGGTCAGCTAAATCAGATGAATTCAAACACTGGTAATATGAATGATAGTATTCAGAACCAATTCAATGATGTAAACAACTATGTTGGTGGGTTTGAAAACAACGTAAACACTGCATTACAGGGTATTCAGAATACTTTCTATGGTATGGAAAATGACTATCTTGACAGATTCAACCAGGTAAATGCAAACATCAGTGACTCAATAAACAACTTCAATGAACAGATTACAAATGAGCTATCAGTAAATGTATTCTCAGCAGACACAATGATATACAATGTTTCTGCTACTCCAGTAAGTTCTCTTACTGCTTTAGGATATGACTCAAATGGTAAGATTATACCAGTTACTGTTATTGCAAATCAGAATGTTGTTTTACCAGAGAATGCAAACTATCTCTACACAGATGCAGCAGGTACACCATATGCAGGTATGGCTGACACAGCAGTAAGTACAAATGAAAATCTTGTAACTTCTCATGCAGTATATAATGCAGTAAATGATGTATGGACTGACTTGAATGAGTTCCACAACGAAGTAAGTAATTCTTTTGGTGGGGTTCAGAACAGTTTCAATGCAGTGGACAGCACATTTGCTGGAATTCAGAATCAGTTCAATGATGTGAATATCTATATCAATAATGTAAATGCTGGAATTCAGAATCAGTTCAATGATGTGAATATCTATATCAATAATGTAAATGCTGGAGTACAGAACCAGTTTAATGATGTTAACAACAGCTTTAATGGAGTTCAGAATCAGTTTAATGATGTGAATAGCTCTATCAATGACGTGAGAACAGATATAACTGAATTAAAAGATAATATTGATTGGGAATTAGAATTATATAAAGCTTCTATTAGGCAGCCAGTAATGGAGTATGATAGAGAAATTTCAATGTCATCATATAAGGTTATAACAAACAGTAGTATACCTTCTGATAGCTTTACTGCTGTTAATATACCTTCTAGTCCTCTATGGCCTTCCATAAAAAGATGTCCTGGTTTATCTCCTAATGTATCTATGAGAGAAGACTCAACAAATAAAATTATATATATATTTGGGACTGAATGTCCCCCAACTTGGCTATTTGCATCAAAGGGTATAGTAAATGCAGAGGGCGGGAATATTATAGCTATCCCTTCAAACAAAGCCCTAAAAGTATTATCCGCAGCAGGGATGTTTTATAATTGTATAAACTTATCTGGTAATGTAGGTAGACTATTTGAAAGTACGTATTCTAGTTTTTACGGTTTTAGAACTAATTTTGCATATACATTTACAAATACAAATATAAGTAAGGCAGATATTTACCCGAACCCATTAGATATGAATCATACTTTCTATAAATGTAGGAGTCTCACAAGTATAAGTGGTTTATATAAGATAAATACCTTTGACTTTAATTATACTTTTTCAGGTTGTGGAAATTTAGATATAAATTACGATTTGACTATAAATGGGTTATCAAATAAAACTTCTTTTTATAGAAGTTTTGAAGGTTGTAATAACTTAAAAATGAGTGGTAAAAATATAACAATAACAGGACTTGGAAATACCACAGAAGGAATGTTTTCTGGTTGTAGAAATCTTAATTGTAAGAGAATTGATATAGAGAATCTGAATGTAAATTTCTGTGGCAATATGTTTGAAAACTGTACTTCATTAAATTCAGATAATATTATATTACCAAATAATCTTACATTTGAAAAAGATTACCCTTTGAAAGGGTTAATTAGAGCATTTTATAATTGTACAAGTTTAAATACCCCAATTATAATTCCAAGTAATTATAGTAGGAGCTTGAATAGAACTTTTGCAGAATGTAATTCTTTGAATCAGGATATATATATCTATAGTAATTTTTCTGGTGTAGATTGGTATGGTATGAGAAATATATTTAATAATACATTCTTAAATTGTTCTTTACTATCAACTCATAATATCCATATCCCAGCAAGTGTACCTATGGACGATTCAAACGAGCTGTACTACTGCCTTATAAGCAACCTCACAGGTATAGACTGGACTGGAAGAATCTACAATGACCTTTAGAATTACTAAGTTTCCTATATAAGAATAAAATTATATAGGAGACTTTTTATATGAAAATTTGTATTGGTATTCCAGCTTATAAAGCACAAAACACAATTGAAGAGTGTCTTTCTTCAATAAATATTCAAACAATTCGTGATGAAATAAACGTAGTCATCTCTAATGATAATCCTGGAGATGACTATACTTATCTTAAAAAACAATTCCCAAAATTACATTTAGAGTTTATCAACACTGAGAAAAATGGTGGTCCGGGTGTTGCACGTTCAAAAGTTATTGAACAGTGTAAAGACGACTGGATTGCATTTATGGACGCAGATGATATTCTGTACAACCCATATGCAATGGAAAATCTATATAACGGTACAAGAGTACCTGGTGTTATTCAGTCCCAGGCAGTATTTGTACAGCCAATAAAGTTCCCTAATGGGGAAACAAAACTTATGCCTCAGAATAACCCAGGGCACCCTTGGAGCTTTGCAAGACTTACAAATGTGTCATTTCTAAAGCAGAATAAAATAAACTTTGGCACACTACGTGCAATGGAAGACGGCTATATGGAATGGTGTATTAGGCTTTTAGTAGAGGGTACACAGTTACGTATAAACTATATAAATGATATTGCATATGTATGGAAAGAGGGTTCAGAACACTCTATTACAAGAACTGGTGTTGTAAATGGTATTCCTCAGTACAACTTTGACTTGTGTCAGATAGGTGCAACTGTTGCTGCAAAAAAAGCTATTGACTTTGCAAGAGAAAAGAATCCTTTCAACGGAAACATTTTACGTTTTACTGTTTCCCAAATGGTTGGACACTATTTTACATATGTAGAGTGTGTAGGTAAAAGACCAGAGTTTGCAGAACAGAATCTATGGATTGCAAAGTACTTTTATAATGAGTGTTACAAACAGATAGAGTCACAGATATCTGATGAAATTCTCAAGAATATGTACACTTCAATGAACGCAGAAAAAGCAAAAGACCTGGTTGGTATTATACCTGAAATTACTTTCTTTGACTGGTTCAACAAAATAAAGACAGAAGAATATGGCGGAAAGAAGGAACTTGAAGAGATTAGAAGTAAACTCTCTAAAGAAGTTATAGAAAATGACCTGAAAACAGGAGTTCTCTCCTCTACACTTGATATTCTAGACTAGAATAATTTTATAACCCACAGAATATATAAGTTCTGTGGGTTTTTTATTTATCTTTACTAAGTTTACTAATCTCAAATAAATAAAAGGAACTAAACTAGAAATGATAAAATACACAGGTAATGATATTATTTCCAGGGCAGAACAGATTGCAGACCTGGAACACTCAGACTTCATATCAGATGAAGAAAAGTTGGCTCTTTTGAATGAATCTTTTCTTATGTTATACCAGAAAGTTATAGACTCTAATGATAAGTTATTCACTACAACTGGATATGCTAGAAGTGGTATGTTTTTACCACCAGACTTTTATCAGCTTATTGAACTATATGTAGAAAGGACTAAAGAACCTATTCCAAAGAAAAACAGCGTTCAGAAGAAAGGATATGAAATTGTAAATGGTAGACTCTACTACTCAAGGGAATATCAGGACGAAACAGTTGTTATACAGTATGCAAAAGTTCCTCCTACTATTTTCATAAAGGAAAAGACAATTGACAGTCCTTATGTAAATGCAATTGCAGCAAATGACAACATCTTTGTACACCTTGACGACCAGGAAAATATTATTATATCAGATATCTACTCTGACACTGTAGTTGACCTTGGCCCAAAGAGTGCCACACCATTTACTGATATTGCAGTATTCTCTAATGGTATATTACTCAAGAATGAAAATCAGATTTTACTCTACAGATTTGACACAAACGAAATTGGTACTATTGGTGGAGATAAAATACCAGCAATAAATCAGAACACTATCTATTTATTTGATATTGGTACAAAGCAGGTAGTTGACCTCGACTATAATGTATATCTCCCTGAACTTGATATTGACTTTGACTATGGAACTACAATTATCTATTTCAACTCTATGGCAACTTATCAGGTTGGTGCAAATTTCTATATCTGCAACAAGTTTGACAAAGTAGATATTGGTGCAACAAAGCTCAGATGTTCTTTGGTTGACTGTTTATATGCAGTGGCAACTACAGGAAAGTTGTGGAAACTCAAGTATGATGGTGTTGAATTGGTAAGAACAGAATATAAACCAATTGGAATTGTTTCAGATAAATATGTATTGACTAGACGTGCATTTGGAAACGTTGACTTCCTTGAGGGACTTAGAGACAGTACATTATTGGACTATCCAAATAATTTATTCTTTGTAACTTTATCTTATATGTTAGCAATACAATTCAAGATAAAGCAGTCGGCTGATATTACTGCACTTTCTGCTGTATATGAAGAAGTAAAGAATCAGTTCTTTGACTCATTGAACAGAGACGCAAATCAGTTCTATCAGATAAATAATGTTTATAGAGGCAGAAATTGGATTTATGGTTAGATATACAATTGAAAATAATAAATATGAGGGTAATAGAATAAATTACTCCTCTTGTGAGTCTCCTAAACTTACCAGTACAACTCTCAATACAAATGTAATTACCTGGGATAAACTTGTTACAAAGACAAGACATACTACTTCTTTGGACACTATCCCTGGTACTACATCGACAACAAGAGTTGACACTACTCAGACATACAAGTGTGAGATTTATACATTTACTGCAACAACAAATGTAAATAAAGACGAGTATATGAGTTTCTATGTAGTAAGAAATACTGCCTCATACACCCCACCAAATTATAATGCAGAAGACGGATATGCAAACAGAAGATATACAGACAGCTATACTGCAATTATATCTGACTCTGTCCCTAATGGTAAGGTTTCAATTACTGTACAGAATGGGTATAAAAATCAGAGTACCTGGTCTGGTAGCAGGTCTTGGAGTTATAGTACAACTGCATATAGTTATGTTTATGACGTTTCTACCTATATGAGTACAATGTTATTTCCAATGGGTACTATATTTACAACTATTGGTATGCCACAAATTGTAACACATACAAGGTATGTTCAATATAGCACAACTTTGTCTAACTCAAGTTCTTCTTCTGCTAAAGAGACAGAACCAGTACATAATATTGGTACTTCTTCAATATCTATTCCTCTTGCAGTAGGTTATACAACATTGTCTAGTGCCTCAACTATTATAACAAGCTATACACCAGTAGTTACAGGTGGACAGACTACAATTCAGACATTGTTTATAAGCAGTAGTACAGAGAGTACAATTGTACACGGAAATACTGGCTCAATTGCATTTACTACCCTTGGTGGACTCCCAAGAATGAATGTACTTTTGAGTAATAGTATTATCAACTCTGCATATGTGTCTTTCCAGAATTACAATGTAGAGTCTTCATTATTCTATCTTGGTACATTGAATGTAAATGTAACAACTAAGATAACAAGTGAAATAGAAGTATAGGAGAAAAATATAAATGGCAAACGGAAAAGCACAAATTACTGATATTGATATAAAAAGTGTAAGTGTAAACCTTACCGACTATCTTGACGACATAAAGCCTTATGAGGGGTTCATACAGTGTAACTCCCCATATATTGGCGGACTGTTGAACAATGTATACAAAAGGAAAATACAGTTACCAAATGGACACAAGTTAGTGAGAATGCACAATGGTAATATGTATACTATTGTTGGTGGTACACTTTACAAAAACGGACTAGAAATTGCAAATGTTTCAACTGACAGCTTTTATAAAGAGGCTTATACAGACCCAATTGTACAGGAAACAGGTGACAGTATGCTTACCATAAGATATGGTGGGGTTACAATTCAGAAAAAGTACTTACTCAACTACAACTACTGTTATGACTTCTCAGGTACTACACTCAGAATTACAATTGCACCTGCAACTGCCTCTTCTTGGGCAGAGTTTGAAAAAGGACTTGCATATACAACTATTACAAGTAGTGGTACTGTTACAAACTGGACTGGAGACCAGGCATCTATTGTTACACTCCAGGGTGTAGTTAGTATGTCTTCTCTAAAGTCTAATACAACATCTACTGCAGTACATATTCAGTATGACGCCTCAGGTGTTATAGTTGAAAGTTCAACAGATATTTACTCTATGTGTTCAACACCTTCTGTAAGGGGTACTGTAAAATACAACCACGTACAGAGTATTTGTAAAGGTGCTGGTGTTTCTTATTGGATTAGAGGAGAAAAATTATTTACTCCAGGTGGATTTGATACTCTTTATTACAGAAAGTTTATTTCTGGTATTTCATACAACAACTCTGTAGTTACATATGACGTAGACAAAATCCTTGGTGGTGACAGTAACTCTATTATCTATGCAGACCCTAGTGGCAGCAAATGGAAACTCACTGTATATCATAATGCAACTGCACAGTATACAGTAGATGACGACTATATCTACTTCAATACAACTTCTTATGAAAATACATACTCTTTCAAAGAAGACAAGATATTCTGCCGTTCAGACGACTACAACGATAGAGTTTTACTCACCGGGCCAACTGGTAATAATGGTCTATATGTTTCTGCATACAAGTCTAATGCACAGGTTATGAACTACTCTGGATTTGCAACTATATACCCTGAGGTAGAGAATCAGTTAGGTTCTACATATAAAAAGTTGGAATTGGAAGACCTTGAGACTCACCCAATTGAGATATTCTCCCCAAATACTGCTGGTGGAGTTGCATATTACAAACACAGTATTACATTTGTTGACGGTACTGCAGACGTATATGATACTTTCCAGGAGTCTTCATTAGACGGTACTATGTACCCTATAAGTACAGACGGTAATACCCTTTATAATACACCAGTTCTTATGGATATATCAGATACCTATATCAATGAAAAAATTGGTAGTATTGGTAATTATTCATATATTCTTGCCAAGTCTCAGAGACAGGAAAATATCTGTGGATATTATGAATATACACTTTCTGAAATAAGTAAGATATTCATTACCCAGGGTTCTTTCTATGGTATTACAGACAGATATATCTTTGACCTCTCAGTTGTAAACTCACAGTTACAGATAAACCGTGTAGTTGCAAATAAACTTGACCTTGTATTCCTGGGAGCGTTCCCTAATACTGCATTATTCTACAGTAAATTGGACAAGTCTATTTATGCTTTCACTGGTGACGCAATTCTTACCAAATTGAAAGAGGCATACCGTATAAACGAGATATACTCTACATATTGTGACCCATCTCGTCTTACAATGCTTATTGCAACTGATATTGGTACATTAGTATTTTATCAGAACCAGACTTTCTTATTGGATTATGTACATACCAAAGATGAGATATACTATGACGATAACACTTATATCATTGGTGACACTTTCTTATCATTGTCTTATAAGCCTGACTATGATATTGCACCAATTACATTACAGACAGAGTATTATGGTCTTGGAAGTAATGTAAAGTCTGTAAATGACTGTGTATATGTAAGACTTGCTAAAAATGGTATTGGAAAAGGTTATCTCAAAATTACAAGTTATTGTTTGAATGAAAAAACAGTAGAGAGTAAGACAAAGACAATAGAAATTATTGACTCTATGTTTGATAAAGTTACTGACTCTTTCTTTGTAAGATATCAGCCTCAAAATCAGTCTGCGTCTGGATTCTCTGTAAAATTGGAAACTACAAATCCAATTATCAGTTTATCTATCGGACACAATGCAGAGGCAGTTCAGAATGCAAAGATAAACTTCTAGTTACTAAGTTTTAGTAAGATAATATTATTTAGTGAGGAAAATAGAAATATGTCAGCTCCAAAATATGATACAAGTAATTATGACGCAGCAGCAAATAAATACAAAGAATTGCAGGATAAATACTCTGGTGAGGGTGCATACAAGCAAGCCGAGGCAGAGTCTTATGACACTGCAAAACAACATGCTGGTGAAATAGCTCAGACTGTAGCAGAAAATGCTGGTGGTACTGCTGGTGCAAATGCACAGGCAGCAGCAAGGTCTGCTGGTATGAGTAGAAGTAAGGCAATAGCAACTGGTGCCCAAATGTCTGGAAATGCAGCTGCAAATGCCTATGGTAATACATACAACAATGCCTATAACAACGCTTACACTTCTAATTTGAATGCAAGGTTAGCTAATAACCAAAATGCAATAAATAGTCAGGCACAACTTATGGGTCTTGAACAGCAGAAAGATACTAACAAATACAACTCTGAAAGTAACAGATATAGTGCTGGAATGGGTCTTGCAGGTGGTATTTTCAATGGTATTGCAAATGCCCTATCAGACGAAACAAAAAAGAATATCTCTGACAAAACACCTGGTGACAGATGTGACGAACTTTTGAAGAGACTTAGAGGAGAAAAGTAACTATGGGTGCAGCAATGATGATTGCCAAGGGTATTCTTGGTGGAATAGGTGGTGGTCTACAAGGTGCTGGAAAAGGCAGTAGAACCGTTGATATAAATGATATGGACACAAACCATGCAGAGGAATTTTCTGATTTAGCATACCAGGTAGGAAACCAGGGTATGGATAAAATGAAAGAAAAAATGAATGCTAAAATGAGTTCTGTTATGGGACAGCAAGCTGCAAAAGCTGGTGGAGAAAATGCAGGTGCAGATTCTTCTGCAGGGGATGCAGCAAGTTCAGGTGCAGACGCAGCACAGGCTAGTGAAGCCGCAGATGCTGCTGCATCAGTTAGTGATGTATTATTGAAAACAGTATATGGTGACAGTCTTGACGATAAAATTATTGACAACTTTGCTAAAATATCTGCTATCTCTTTTGAGTACAATGACGAGGCAAAGTCAAAGTATGGAGAAGAAAAAGCAGTTGACGACAATCAACATATTGGTGTAATTGCCCAGGAACTTGAGGCAAACCCAATTACAGAGGGCGCAGTAAAAACCAATGAAAATGGTGATTTAGAAGTTGACACAAGACATTTGACCTTTGCAGATACAGCTGCAATTGGTGAATTGTCTAGACGTGTATTAGCATTGGAAGAGGCAGTAAAAGAATTACAACAGAAATAACTAAGTTATTATAAGACTTAGTAGATTTAAAAAAGTTTTTTTAGTTTTCTCCATAGAGTACCTGTAAGTTTTATGGGTACTCTTTTTTTGTTTATATATAAATTCCTACCTATATCATATAACCCCCACTATACCATATAATATAACATGTTAGTTGTCACATTCAAAAAATATCTGTATTGGTCTCCCAGAACTTGTTGTCCCACAACTGTTATATAATCTTTTAGTAAATATATAAATTTATATATTAGTAAATAATATAACAGTAATGGGACATTTCCTAATTCTGGAAAGCCATTTTATCTATTTTTCAAAAACAAAATCCCTCTTTTTTCAATATTACTAAGTTTTACTAAAGAAATTCATCAAATTTTAATAAAAAGGAAACTATTCAATATGGCAGATAAAATGTATAGAACTTCTCCTAGAGAGAACGGCAAGTATTATGCAATTGAGTCTTCTTTTGATGGTGGAAAAACCTGGCACTCTACAGGAGACAGTTCACCAACTCAGGAAGAAGCAAACAAGAAAATAGAAAATATGAAAAATGGTCTAACTGCCTCTGGTCTTACTCAGGAACAGGCTAAGGCTAGTATTCCAGAAGGTACTCCAACTATCGGTAATGCAGACCCAAACAGTAAAACTGTATTGACAAAAGAAGAGGCTGCAAAGGCTGGTATAAACTGGAGAACTCTTCCTACTCAGTATGAACTGGAACACCCAAATCTTACTGGAAACAAGAAAAATGACTCTAATGGTTGGGTTGACAGTGATGGTAAGGTTCACCTGAACGGTAGAACTACTGAGGCAAGAAGTAATGCAGCCATAGAAGACCGTAAAAACAATAGAGACTATAGGACTGCCCAGGCACCTAGTCAAAGGGAATTAGATATGAGAAATGGTAATTTTAATGCAAAGAATACAGACGGTACATATGCTTGGTCTAATGAAGAATTGATTTCTACAAGAGAAACTGCAAGAAAGAATAAAGACACAGAACTTGAATCTGCAGTACAGAAAGAAATCAACCGTAGATATGCAGCAGGTGAAGCACCTGAGTTCAATCCTACACCAAAAACCCCTAAGGAAGAACCAAAAGAAGTTGAACAGACTGTAGAACAGAAAACAGAAGAAGATGGAAAATTCCAGGTTGGTAATAATACAGAGGGTGCAAACTTTATTGGTGAAACAGACAAGAAAGAAGAAATACCTAAAAAGTCTTCTTATTGGACTAACTTCCTCTATGGTAATGACAAAGGTTCAGTACAGAACGATAAAGAGGCACAGGCAGAAAAAGAAAAGAAAATGGACGACTTCCTCAAAAATAATCCAAACCTTGTAAAGGCAATTTTTGGTAAAAACAGTGGTTTGAACTTTGGAGAAAGAGTTGCAAGACTTGGTGAAATGTTGGCAATGATTGGTGCAGATGCAACGAGAGGTGCATATGCAGGTTTCAATCACCAGGCACTCCCAGAAGCAACTAAGGGAAGATACAGTGAAATATATAACAATGCCTTGAAGAATCAGTATGAAAGAAAACAGGACGTATTTGAGTCTGAAAATAAAGCAACTATTGACAAGGCAAACAGACTTTCTATCCTCAAGTCTTCTCCTATTTTGTCTAAACTTGACGACGCTATGTTATCTCAGTTGGCAGATAAAACTGTTACTGGTATTACAGAGGCAGAATGGGACAAGTATGAAAATGACTTACAGAAGAAAGGATATAAACCTCAGGAAATTGAAGAAATAAAATCTACTTTCAATACTCTCAGAAATACATTCTCTGATATTACAGCTCAGAGAGGAAATGTAGTTGAGTTGAACGGTAAAGAGTTTGACCTTATGAGAAAACCTCAGCAGGCAATTGCAGAACTCCAGGCTCAGAAAGCTAAATTGAATGAACAGTTAGTTCAGGTAAAAACTTTGAAGTATGAACAGTTGAAGTCATTCTTACAGAGTTTCAAATCTACATATGCTGGTATTCAGAGTGTTTCTGACTCTATGTCTGAAAATAAAGAGTTTGGTTATAGTGCGTCTACTTCTGTTAGAGGCGGTATACCTGTTGTAGGTGGTTCAATTTCGGGTGGAGTAAATGGTGCTAATGGTAGTGCAAAATCTACTGGAACTAATACAGACAAACTTGCACTTGAGGGATTACAGACTGGTAAAATCGCAGCAGAGGAATGGAATAAAGACACTGCTACATACAGAAGACTTCTTGAAGACTCTATCAAAGAGGCTATCAAAGAAATTGATAATCAGATTGCAACTCTTAAAAAGTTCCACTCTATTGATGACGGTATTGTAAAAGCACCTCATATGAAACAGTGGTTAGTTAGGGAAGACGGTACAAGAATTGCCCTCAACCCTAGTGACAGTATATATGCAACTAAAAACAAGTTGACAACAAAGAAAGACGACAAGTCTGAAAATGTTGTACCTATGGAAAAAGAAGATAAGGTTGTAGTTATTCAGAAAAAACTTGGACACGACGGTTCTAAGAGAATTATCAAACAGAACGACTACTATTTATCTAAGTTGAAGTAATAGAGAGGAAGAACAAGATGTTACCAATAAATATAGATATGAAACAGTTTATGTCAAAAGCAATGAAAGAAAATGACAGACTAGAAAAAGAAGAAAAACAGAACAGAACATCTTGCAGTCAACAGTCTTTGGCTAACCAGCTTGTTTCGGCTGGTATGCCAAATAACCCTAATGCTGGAACAATACAGCAGGCACCTGCAAGACAATAGAGGAGAGAAATATGAGAAATGGAAAATTGACTAAACCAGAAGTTATTGAAAGGATAAATGACCTTATAGCTAATGGTAATGTAAAATATGCAAAATATCAGAAAAACTATGCTCTCTACAATCAGTGCCCTGCCGCAGACTTGAAGGCAAAGATTCCTATGGCAGTAGGGTACATTGATGATGTTTACTCAGAAGACTCAGTTGTACCAAAACTCAATGTAGTAAAATCTGCAATTGACGCAGTAGTTTCTAAAATATCTACTGCACACTGTAGACCATTTGTAAATACAGTGAAAGGTAGTTTCAAAACAATTCAGATTTGTAAACAGTTGCAGGTATTCTTTGACTACTACTTTGACGAGAAAAACGTACAGTCTAAAATTACTGAGGCACTTAGAGACGCCTGTATTTTTGACTCTGGGTATTTATACCTTGATGAAATAAATGGTGATATCAAAGTTGTAGAACCTTGGAATGTATATACAAGACAGAGGGAGAAAAATGATTTCCGTTCTGTTTATGTAGAGTTCCCAAATGCCTCAGTAGACTCTTTGAAAGATGAAGACTTTGAGTTTTTGAACAGTGGGGAAAAGAGAGGACTCTATGTTACAATAGGATATTTCTATGACGCAAGGTCAAAAACAAAGGCAACTTTGGTAAACAGACAGATAAGAGATATCAGTTCATTACAGTCTGACACTATCCCTGTATGTCCTATTTATTACACAATGCCTATTGTTGGTAATACTACACTTTCAATTGCAGATATGCTCAAAGGTATTCAGGTTGAAGTAGATGAACTTATGATGAGAATATCTGACGCCTCTGTATTGAACCCAGCTCAGACTATTTTACTTGGTAATGCAAGTAATATCAAAGTTGGTCAGTTGAATAACAAAGTAGGTAATGTTGTACAGTACAATTCTCAAAACCCAGCAGGTGCTGGTGTAGATGTTGTTACTCCAGAGTTTATCTCTTCTCAGTACATTACTCTTTTGGATAACCTCATTGAGAAAGCATACAATATGGTTGGTATATCTCAGTTATCTGCACAGGGTAAAAAACCTAGTGGACTTGACTCAGGTGTTGCATTAGCAACTCAGGCTGATATTGAGTCAGACAGATTCCAGGTTTTACTAGACCAGTATATAAGAACATTTACTGAGCTTGCAAAAATTGTAGTAAAGGTATTTGAGGCAAATAAAGATATCATAAAACCTAACAGATATAACTTGAAACTCACTTGGGGTGACGTTGAAAAAGAATATGACAAGATGAGAATACAGTTCAGTGCAGCAGATAACTTGTCTAAAGACCCTAGTGAAAAACTCAAGCAGTTACAGACACTTGCAATGGCTGGTATTATTCCTGCAACTCAGATTGCATCTCTTCTTGAACTCCCAGATATCAACAGAGGATACTCAGTTGCTAATAATGCTTGGAATGCTTGTCAGACACTTATTGACCAGTGTATTTACGAAGATAAGTATGAAATCCCTGACTATGTACCATTCCAAATGTTGAAAGAACAGATTGTAAATATGCAGTTGTCTTTACGTACTGCACAGGGTTCTGAAAGTGGTAATGAAGACGATATCAAGAGACTTATCAAATACTATGAAATGGTTGAAGACCACGAATTGAAACTTGAACAGAACAACTTACAGCAACAGACCACTATGCAGGATGTAAATGAGAACAATATGTATTCTGCACAGAATAATGAGAACCTTTCAAATGGTACAGAAGATTCTATGAATATGAATAATGAGGCAGTTGCAAATCCAATGCAGACAGACGCTGCAAATGGTGGTGAATTAGGAGAATAAACAATGGCACTTACAGTAACAGATAACAGTGTTAGACAGATAAATGCAGCACTGTTATCTTTGGAAAAGAAAATTGGTGAAACAAACAGTGAAAAAGCTCAGGATAAGCATGTTGTACAAATGGAAATTAAAAACGTTCAGTACAACTTTATGGCCCCACTACACCAAAGTGGAATTTCTGTAAGTATTGATACAACTGGAACTTGGGAAGGTAATGCAAGGTCAGCTACAAATGCAGAACACGCAATTACTGCAGATAATACTGAACACGCAAATACAGCCACAAGTGCTAACCTTTCCAAGACATTAGACACTGTAAACGGTGATAAATTACAGATTGGTAGTGGTACTGCACAAAATGTAACCAATGCGAAACACGCTGCAATAGCAGATAATGGTGTCCCTGCATACAGTACTAGTGATGCAGGTAAAAACCTTGCAGTAAACAGTAGCGGTAATGCAGTTGAGTGGGTAAAACCACAAACAATAAAGATTTCAGACTATAGAACAGGGCAGTTTACATGGACTTCTGTGGGCCAACAAGAGAGGATAGGTTTGTCTAATTTTGGTTCAGATGTTACAGAGAGTAATGTACTCTGCTTTATGGTTATTTATTGGAGTGGTGTAAAAACTATTGCACAGGCAGACTGGGCTAAGTCACAGGGAACAGGGTCTTCTGGTATGGCATGTGCTTTGACAGCATTAGGTACTGGTTCAGGATACTCTGTTATAAGGTGTGTATACCTTGCATAAATAATTTTACTTAGTACTGAAAATACTAAGTTTTACTATATAGGGAAATTACTAAGTTTTAGTAAATTACTAAGTTTATCAAATAAAAAAGGAATTATTACAGATGGACGAATTAGCACAAATCAAAGAAATGATTGAAACATTTAAGGAAACTCTTGTATTCCTCGTAGAACAGGAAAAAGTTCGCGGTGAAGAAGTAGCTGCCTTGAATGAAAAAATTGAGTCTGTAAATGATATTTTGGTAAACCAGATTATCAACCCAAGTATTGAGGCTTATCAGGAAGAACAATACCAGGGATTCAAAGATAAGTATGGTGAACAACTTGGTAAGTATGACGATACACTCAGAACTTCTATGAACGACCCTGAGTATGACTCTACTAGAGAGGCTTGGGATGAACTCCAGGCACTTCCAGAAGAGGAAAGAGCAGAGGTTGACGAAGAGGCTTATGTAAAAGGTGTAGAAGAAGGCTTATCAGAATATGTTGACAATATCAAAAAGTCATTAGGTATTGACGAAGACGCAGCCGTTGAAATCAAAGAAGATGAAAATGGTGAAATCGAAGTAAAGGCCGATACAGACGGTGATGGTGAAGTTGATACAGAAGTTACAGAAGAAAAATCTGAAACAGAAGTTGAAAACGGTGAAGAAACTACAAGTGAAGAAGTAGTTGAGGAAGACGAGGAAGATGAAGCCGAAGTTGACCCTGAATTACAGAAAGAACTTGAAGAATATTTGAATAAATAAAAATTAAATAAAAGAGGAAAAAATTTATGGCAATTAGTACAGAAGCAGGTATTTTGGCTATGTTAAAGACTTTCTATGCAAAAGAAGGTCTTGTAAATTTACTTTATAGAAACGACCCTCTCTTGAAAGATATCAAGAAATCAAGAATTGAAGGTAAGAGTGCAAACTTCTCAGCTCTCTTCTCTAGAGGTGGTGCAGTTTCTGCTAACTATCTTACAGCAAAGAGATTGGCTACACAGACAGCACAGGCTAAAGAGTTCGCAGTAACTCCAGGTCAGTTGTTCAGTGCTTGTGTATTCAACAACAAGGAACTTTTAGCTAGTAGGTCTTTGAAAGGTGCATACATCAATATAGCATCTGCAAAGTTCTTCGCTAATGCAGAAAGTTTCCGTAAGACTTTGGCTGTAGCACTTTATGGTTCAGGACACGGAGAATTGTTCTCTTATGCAGCAGCAGCAACAGACACAATCCCAGTTGCAGCAGCAGACAGTGAACAGACTTTCACTTTCCCTAAGTATGCAATTATGGGTATTGATATCGGTTCTGAATTGGAAATCAAGAACACTGCAGCAGCAACTTCTGCAGTAAATACACTTACTGTAACAAAGATTGACGGTACAACTGTTACTGCAAAAATCAAGAATGCAGTTACTGGTTCTGCTTATGCTTTGGCTGGTAAATTTGTATGTTTAGCTGGTTGTACAGACGGTTCTGGTAACGGTCTTCTTCCAGTAGGTTTGGCTGGTTGGATGCCAACAGGAACTATTTCTAGTTCTGATAACTTCTACGGTGTAAACCGTTCAGAAGCTCGTGACCGTCTCGCAGGTACTGTTATTGCAGCAGCAAATGGTGAAAAGAAATATGAGGCTATTGAGAGAGCAATCTTAGCAGTTCGCCGTATGGGTGGTATTGCAGATAAAATCGTTTTGAATGACGAAGACTATCTTGATATGGCTAAGGAACTTGAGACAAAGACTTACTTCCCTAAGACTGGTAAGGCTAAGCACGATGCAGCAGTAGGATTCGAAGGATTCGGTTTTGCAGTTTCTACTTCTTGGGTAGACAATGTAATCGACTCACCATATTGTCCAAAGGGTGTTGCATATGTTCTTTCAAGTGACACAATCGAATTGTGGACTTATACTAATGCAGACAAAATTGCAGACGGTATTCCAGGAAATGAAGCTGGTAAGCCAGATGTAACTGGTGAAACAGATATTCAGGACAAACCATATCAGTTACTTGTTGACGATATGTTTACTGTAACTCCTGGTACTGACACAGCAGATGGTGCAGCAGCACTTGTTGCTCTCAACTTCTATGGTAACTTCGTTATCACTAACCCATCTTGCAACGCAGTAGTTACATTCTAATATAGGGTTTCAGAACTTCCAATATAAGATGTCCCCTTTCAGTAGGGGACTATCACTAATTATCCAAAAAGTTCTTATCATATATTATCTCTCCTGCGGGACTGTACTTCTGGTATGGTCCCTTTTTTATATCTACTAAGTTTTACTATATGGCAGACATAGAATATTGGAATAGTTTACCCAAACCAAAAGAGGCAGACGTTGTTGCGGAGAGAAACGACTTAGTTGTCGAAATTGGTGGGATACTATATCTATTACAGATAAACCACGGATTCAATAATGTTGTATGTTTCAGAATAAAGGAAAGTAAAATGACAACACTACAATCGTTTATTGAATACAGAAAATGGCTTATTAGTAGGGGAGTTGAATATATTCGTGTTGAGGGGAATAAGAGAAGATACTGGTTTCTTGCACGGCAAAATCCTGGGGTAGGGTATAATGTAGTCCAAGATATAGGAGAGCGTGGAAGAAACGTATTTTACATAAAGTTATATTAAAAAAGTTTTTTAAGAGGAAAAAGAGGAACAGATTTATGGATTCAAATCAGGTTGCGGGATTATTGAGCAATACAGGTTCTGTTATTGCAGTTGTTATTGGTGCAGTTGTTATTGTTGGTATTATTGCATTTCTTATTGTAAAAGGAAAGTTGAACTTCAAAAGTGATAAGTTGAGTATAGAGTCAGCTAAACAAAACACAAAATCACTTTTGGCAGAGTGTAGAACTTCCTGCTCTCTTATGGCAAAAGAGTTTGCCTCAAAATATATAGAGAAATATCCTAATGCAAAATATCAGATACTATACATTGCAGAACTGGTTCTAAATAGAATAGAGAAAATGTTACAGTACAATAATATTACTGCAGACAGTGAATACATTGAAATGAGATTTGTTGATGTAAAAGCCATTGTTGACACCAATAGAGTTTCAGGTGGTAAGTATGATGACTTATTCTACCAGGACTTGAAAGAGTCATTTACAAGAATGGTAAAACAACTTGTTGCAATAAAAAAACATTACAGAGAGGACTAGAGTAATATGATGGAGGGCCTTAAAAAATATGAAAAAATTATTCGTTGGGTTATTATTGTTATTATTGCCGTTCTGCTTACAAGCACAATCGTCAGTACAGTCAAATCTTACCAACTTGGAAGACTTTGTAATCAGTTTCGAGAACGAATCGCTGACGCAGAAGATACTAATAGAAGACTTGCAGAAACAGTTGGAAAATGCCAATCAATCTGTGGAGAACTTGGAGATTCAGTTGACCGAAATATCAGAACTGCAAGAGAAGCAGTCGAACTTATTGAAGAAATACGAGTACAAGTGCAAAGTCTTGAAATGGTCACTGGTGATTTCAATCCCGACGACTATTATCGTCACTGGGATAGTCTGTACGGCATTGAATAGTAAATAAATAAGTTTGGGGGTATAACTCAGTTTTGGCTAGAGTGTCTGCTTTGCACGCAGAATGTCTGGGGTTCGAGTCCCCCTACTTCCAATGAAAGAAAAAGCCCACTAGATGAGGTAGTCTAGTGGGCTATATTTTTTTACTGTAGGCTTTGGATAAATAATTTTACTTTGTTTTTAAGGGATATAATGAAATCTACAGTTTCTTTTTCCTTTTCATTGAAGTATTCATTATTAGGAAGTTCTGGTTCAGTTGTGTCAAGTTCAGGTATTACAAGCCAGTCAAATCCTTTTTCAACTTCTTCTGTTTTATCGTCAAGAAGTTCAAGAACTTCTGAGTCTTCCATATTTTTAGATTTTCTAAGGTCTGCCAAGTCAAGTGCAAATGTATTGAAAGTCATAACCAATAATATCAATGTAATAATAATTCTTTTCATATTCTTTGTTCTCCTTACACTCATTATATTAACAAGTTTTTCTACATAATTAGTTATTTTTCTTTTCAAAGACTGCACCTTGTTCAGTTACAGTTATCTGTTTATGTGGGTTGTTATCATTCCACTCTTCTATCTGGAACTTGTACAAATGATTTAAACCAATGTTATTCATTTGTTTATAAGTAACCATTGTATTAGGATTCTCTGTAAGGAAGTCAATAAGTGTAGTTGTCTTCTGAAAGTTGTCTTCCTTTTCCTTATCTTTCAAGTCATTCCATGCAAAGAATCTGTGTCCGTTAGGTAATACCTTTTCATATCTAATTGTCTTTCTCATATATTTTGTTCTCCTTATATCTAATTAGTTAGTTATTCTAAAATGCAAAACCTGCACCGATTGTGATTTCTGTCTTGGCACTGTCATAGTTACTGTGAAAGTTGAGTGAATTATTCCAAGGCATTTCCGGGTGTAAGCAATAGTGACTAACATTAGAGTAGATACTCCAATTATCAGAGAACTTGTAAGTGATATTTACACCTACAATATTATTCAATTCAGTTGGCCATATTTTATTTACTTCTGACCAAAATTCCTGATATGAAACCATACTACCATATGCAGTTACAGACAAGTTTCTCCATTCAAATCCAGCAGAAACTTCAAGTCCAATTATGGTAGAGTTTGACTTGTTCAATGTTTCAGTCTTGATAGTGTTATCAACTGTTATTGTATTGAGTGGTACATATCCTGCATATGCAGAAAAATTGATATCAAGGAAACCAAGTTTATTTGTAGTCTTTACACCAGTAAAGATATCTGCATACAAGTCATTGAAACTTGTAGTACCATTATAGTTTACAAATCTGAAATCTGATTTGGCAAATAAACTGATATTATCTGTAAGTGATTTTGTGTAGGAAACGTTACAGCCTACATTCTGATATTCTTTGTTCAACTGTGTTTCTGCATTGATAGAAACCATATCAAACAAGTTTACTGATAATGCAGTATAGTCTGTAAAAAGTGCTGGAGTTTCTGACACAAGTGAGTATTTCTGATTTGGTGTTATTTTTCTTGAGTCATAAGAAATATAAGATATTCCCTGTTTTACTGAGAAAATATTCTCTGCAAAAACAGATGTTGCAAGTAAAATTACTGATAAAAATAAAATTGTTCTTTTCATATATTTGTTCTCCCTTATAATATAGCATTACAGTTATCTGTAATCCCGCTATATGTTCCTTACAATTAGTATATTAACGTGAATTTCAAAATCCTCTTGAATAATTAGTTATTTTCTATACTTATTATGTAGTGCAGCGTGTTCATTATGTCTCAAATAAATAAGTTCATCAGCAGGCCTATCAAAATACAAGTCTAATGATTTCAATTCCTCTACTGATAAGGTGTAAAAAGAACCTATCTCAAGTCTGTGATGCAAGTCCCAACCTTTGAAGTTATCTGCCTTTGCTAATTCATAATTCTCTATTAGAGACAAGTCCTCACAACAGAAATGCTTACCATCCCCTCTGTTATAAGTTCTTAAATGTCTTTCTCTTTCTTTTTCTTTATTTTTTGCATAATATTCTTTTTGTCTATTATGCTCTTTTTCTATGTTCCTTTTGTAGTACTCTCTTTGTTTGATTCTACAACGTTCTAAGTACTCTTCTTTTGTTTCATTTTTTCTTTGTCTCATAACAACTACTCCTATTGACAATTAGTAGTTGTTGTGATAAAAAGGTGATGGTAATTATTGCCTTACTTTTACTGCCACCTAGAAAAATCTAGTAATGGAGAGTAAAAGCTATACAGTCTCTTCTATATAAAGTCAAGCAAAAACACTACGTCCCAATTATCTGAACTGGGAAAACGTAAGTAGCTGCCGGCTTTTTTTTGAGGACTGTATACATATAGTGTGCAGTCCTCACCTTTTTTATACGCAACAACACTATATTACAATAATATATTAGCAATAATTGCCACCTATTTCTTGCCACCATAGGGGGTTCAATTATGTTAGACAAAAGATGTCATCACAAGGTTAGAGAGCTGCAGTCTTTCTACCTCTTCCGTAAGCACGGATACTATTTCTATGCTTTTTATCCAGAGTACAATGTAACAAGGTCTACTGGTAAGGTAGATATCCAAGAAGCCTACAAAGAGGCTTGGGATATCATTGGTACATTGTGTGAAAAACAGAATGTAAAATTGTACTTACCTTTCCAAGACAAAAAGAGACAGAGAGACTTGAAAAGAGCCCTTTCTTTTATTGACCAGGACAAGCCACTTACTTCTACTGTAATTGCAAAAGCTCAAAAGAAAATGTTGGAAGAGGGACTTTCTGGAAAGAGTATAAACAACTACATTTATATTCTGAGAAAGTCTTATACAGGAAAGTTCCCTGAGTGGAAACCAGTAGAGCATAATGGGGTATACCGTTCTTGTTTCCCTATTACTGCATTTTATGGGTTCTGGCAAAAGTGCAACTGCAGACTTCATTACCTTGCATTTTTTACAATGACAACTGGATGCCGTCTGTCTGAAATAATAACTTGTGAAGATGTTGGAAATGGATATATGAAAATCAATGGAACTAAAACTAAAAATGCAGTAAGAACTGTACCCGTACTACCTGAAACATTAGCTTGTCTTGAATACCTAAAAGTTGGATTTCGTTCTGCTGCATATAAAGAGTCTGTGTATGAGGCAGGTAGACTTTGTGGTTTTGATAAAGACTACATAGATAAGAATAATATAGTTTTTCACAGTTTCAGAAAAATGTACAAGACCTTGTTAGAAAGTTGTAATATCTCAAACTCTTTTATAGAGTATTATATGGGGCATAGTCAAACTTCTAATGTAAACAGACTGTATTTCATAGGTTCTTCTGCGGATGACTCAGAAGTCTATCCTAAGGTAATTGAGGCACTAAAGAGATTCGTCTGAACTTACAAGGTCTGTATATTTCTGCAGAAACTGTAGAATTGGCCTGAAAGTGAGGTCATCAAAGTTTGCCTGCATTGTAGTCTGTAATACCATATAATGGAAACAAGTGAGGCACCTTTGGTATATATCCCATTCCCCTGGGGTAAGGTCTTCTTCTTTCAGGTCTCTCTTATAGATATGTTCCTTGGTGAAAAATATTTTATCCATAAAGCCCATTATAAAACAAAAGCCCCTGGATATCAACGACACCCAGGGACAATCTATAAGGGGAACAAATAATATATTATGTGTAGGCAAAACCTACAAATAACCAAAGTATATTACTATATTAACAATCAAAAATAATATTGTATTTATTTTTGATATTTTTTACAATTTTTGATGTCTCCATATTATAGCAGTTTCTGCTGAATAATAATTCAATTACTTTATCTAAAGAGTCTCTTTTGTTGAATCCCTCTTTCTGATATTTCTCAAATAATTTCATAATCTGTACCTTGTTCATTCTACTCTCCTTTGCACTCGTTTTAGACATTCAGGGCACTCATGCCTTCCTTTTAACTAAGGAAGAAAAATGGCTTACATAATTAGTTATTTTTCTTCTGACACAAGTTCAGACATATCATCACTGTCTTCTACTTTTATCAACTGTCCACCACACTTGGTACATTTGACTGAGTCTCTGTACCAATCCATCTTTGTAAAGATAAATATTTCTTTACAATCCTTACACCTATATATATATGTTTCTAACAATTTTCTTTCCCTCTTATATAATTAGTTATTTTTAAATCAAAAAGGTAGGGGTATTTATCCCCTACTTATACTTAGTTATACTTCAACCATTTCTTCTGCCATAAGACGTTTTCTTGTATACAGGTAATCTTTATAGGAAGGCCAATCCCCCTCCCATTGTGGCCATTTAATAAAGTCAGAGGTTTCTATCTTAGTCTGAATGACGTTTGCAGTTTCATTCAAAGTTGACTCAACCATTTCATTTATTTTATCTGTGTCTGTAATATTGTTTCTATTATCCAATACAACTGAGATATCTTCTCTAAATGTGTCATCAGAATACATAATATCTGTCTCAACAATACCAGACTCAATATTGTCTGTATGTTCTGGAACTGTGATATAGATATCTGTAGAAATGAAATATACCTTTCCACTGTCAGAGGTAAGGAACATAGCAGCAACTGTTTCTGTCTTAAAAAGTCTCTGGAAAGTTTTATATGAGCCAATATTGGTAAAACCAACTTCTGTATATATCTGTTTCAAAGACTTAAATATATGTTTACCCTTTAATGTACCGTCTTCATTATATTGTGCAGCGAGTAATACAGTGCCCCTTCTATATCTTGCATAATTACATACCCCAATATATGGCCAGCTGGTTTCAAGATATTTTTTGGAGTCTTCAAGGTCATAATGTTCATATTTCTCAGGTTCAGGAAGGCTAAAAGTAACAATTACATTACCCTGTTCATTCATAGAAAATTTCATTCCATTATCTCTAGTATTATACCAGAGTAAGATATCCTGCATTTTGATATCATATACATTACCGTTTATGGTATTGATAATAATTACAGAGTCTTTTGCATTTCTTTCTGCCCAGTTATCAATAAGGTCTTTTCTGAGGGAGAAGATAGTGTCTGCATTTTGGTTCATTACATATGCGTATTTTCTTTCTCCGAAAGACTTGTAGCCATTTGCGTCTTCTACATAGTCAATATATGTAATGTTGCAGAAATTATGTGCATCTCTTTTGAGCATATCTGCATATGATATTCTTGGGTCACCTGCATTTTTGAACCAATTTGCCTCTCTGTTAGTCATAACATTGATATAGAATAATGGTACAGTGTTTAGAATATCCTCTGGAATGTTTCTGGATTTTTTAGACTTTGACTGTAAATAGTCAATAAGAAGTGTAGTAATGTCTTTTACTGTTTCAGTACTTTTAAGATTTGTGTTATTCATAATAAACTTACTCCTTGCCTGGAACTTGAAGGACGTCCATTCCAAGCAAGTTTCAGTAACAATTTAACTTAGTAAACCAAGTAACACTTGGTATATAATTAGTTGTATTTGTAAAAATGCAACCTCTTATACATATATATTAGCAAAAATAAATTTTGCGTTTCTTACATATAATTAGTTGTATTAGTCCAATTGCAACTTACATATAATTAGTTATTTTGAATTCAAAAAGGTGGGGTATTTTTCCAAAAATAATACAGATATACCTATATTGGAATCCCAGAATATGGATTGGGCGCTTGCGTCCCATTACTGTTATATAATCTTTATTTATCTTTTTAAATTTATATATAAATTTAAATATATTAGATTACTAGTAAATTATATAACAGTTGTGGGACAAGCATATTCTGGGAGACCATAACATATATTTTTATAATGTTAATATTTACTATATATCTGACTAGAAATAACTAATTACATATGGAATACTCAATAGACTTACAAGACATTATAAACAAGAACTACCTCAACTTATGGAACAGATATAAACCACTTCAAATGAAGTATTGGAAAAAGATATCTGAGTATATTCGTCATGATTTATATGACAATGGATTCGAAGAGTTTTGTCAGGATTGTTATCTTGTATTAGTCAATGCTGCAAATGGTGTAAAAATAGAGAAAATAAAAAATCCTGAAACATACTCATTTTATGTGCAGTATTCTCAGTGGCTTCACAACTTTACAACAAGAGATATTGTAAGGAACTATACTCAAAACTATGCAGTAAAATATATGGACTATAATGAAAGTCAAGACGGTGAGAGTGAGTTTGAGTGGGATAGTTTCCTTGCAACAGAGGACACTCACTCTAATCTATTGGAACTTGTAAAGACACTGCCACCAGAGTTTCAGGAGAGAGCAGAAAAAATAGCCTTTGGTCAGAGGACGGGTGGTGCTAAATGGCCTACCTGGGTAAAGGAATATATTCTGAAATATTACAGTAGGTACTAATTATATTGAAAGCCATTTTCTAACGTTTTTTGAAGAAAGTTAGATTGTATATGACCTATGGGAAAGGTTCGTTGAAAGTCTCATAGGTCTTTTTGTTTTAAATCTACTAATTATGTAATAGGAGAAATAGCATATGGATAGTAAAGAAAACTTGACTAAATGGATTAGTGACATTGAAACTCAACTTGGTTCAGGTCGTAATGGTTGGACTGAGGTAAGACAGTTGGAATGGAGAAAGAAACAATTGCAGGAACGTCTTGCAAAAATAAATAATAAGGAGACTGAGTAATGACTGAAACAGAGGAAGAAGTATTGGAGAGAGTCCTTGAGAACACAAGAGATATCCTGAAAATCCTTGAAAGAATGAATAGGGACACAGAGAAAGTTCTAGAGGAAAAGGAAGACTAAATGTAAACCCAGCAGATAAAAATGCTGGGTTTTTTATTTCTAGCTCAGTTGTACTAATTGAGTATGGAAACAATATGTATTATGGGTGAAACCAAAGGACTGTTTGGGGAAGTAGAAGACAATTCAATTGCCTTATACCTTACTGCCCCGGACATAGTAAATAACAATATCTGCTGGATTATAAAGGAACTAGAAAATAGTGACTTTGTAATAATTGGAAATACAAGTGTAATACAATACTACACAGTTCTATTCAAATGGGTTGGTGGACTTCTCCAAAGGAAAATATCCTGGCGGTCTGTGAACACAGATAATGTAAAGCTTGATTTAAAAAAGAAAGAACTCTATGAGACTGTACTAGACACTGTATTAGACCGAATGAAAATATCCCACGTCTACACTGCAAATCACAAACATCAACTAATTGAGTACAAGGTAAATTCATCATATTAACGAGTTTTTATTTCACGTTAATATACTATACATAACTATAGTAAGGAGGAAGTTACCTAGTGAATGAGGCACAAAAGAAGAAAGCGTCTTTTAGGAATTCGGCAAAGTGGAAAAAGTTCAAACATTTCAAAAATGTTGAACAGGGTGGAGTTTGTTATATAACCCATAAAAAATTACCAAAGGGTGCAAACTTACACCATATGGATTTAGATGACAGTCACTACACTGATATATCTAAACCAGAGAACTTTGTTTACCTTTGCAAGTCAATGCACGAAGTAATACACACTATCTGGAGATATTACAAAAATGACCAGGATGTCTTAGACAGAATAAAAGAGGTGTTGGACAGAATGTTAGAGATAAATTCACCCCCACCTTTTGAAAAAGAAAATAACTAATTATATAGAAAAAGTTGCAATTCACTGCAACCAACTAATTACCTATAAGGAGAAAAATGAAAATGATAAGAAACTTGAATGAAGAAGAAATTGAAAAAGTACAGATGATTTACAACTTCTGTATTATGGCAGAAATCAATAAGGTCGAAGCCTGGAAATATGGTGAAGAGGGTCTTACAAAAGAAAGACTTAGAAATGCTGGAATTACTGACGAAGTAATCTCTTTCTTGAAGAGAGAACATTATATCAGTGATAAAAGCCCAGACGGTATTTTGTGGATTGCTTCAACTGCAAACAAGTTCTACCCAACCAAGACAATCAAGAATTTGAAGAGAACTGCAGTAAAAGTACTTACTGCAAAAGGTATTGAAATAGAGGAACACAATTCCTAAGGAGAAAGTTGAAATGGAAAATATTCAAAATCAAATGAAAGAGTTATTTGGCGGCAGTTGCTACGCATATTGCATTGCCTGGTTATTTGATGGGGCAAGGACTACAAAAGACCTTACCTCAACTGTATTGAAAGGCTGGTATGACGGATTTATTGATAATGACGGATTTGTTTCCAAACCTGTCAGATATATCAATGAAACCTGTAAAAAGCAGGCACCAAAAGTAAAAGACGTTGTAAAGGTTGAAAAGATATCCAAGAGTGATATCCCAACTGAACCAACAATTGTAGAAATGGCTTGTCCTAGTGGTGGTAGTCATTTTGTGGTTTGTCATAGAAATGGCAATGAAGTTGTTTTGGACTTTGACCCAAGTGGAATATCTAATTCCTGGAAAGCACAAAAGTTCATTTCATTTAGAAGATACATATAAGGAGAGAATTGAAAATGAAGTCAGTAGGATTTGGTCTAAAAGAGGCAAAAACAGAATATGAGAAAGTAAAGGATGCTATTCAACACCCACATTTATATAAGAGCATAAAGAGGTCAACTATCAAGGCTGCCAATTCATATATTTCTTTGAAGACAGATAAGGTAGTGGACTATACCAATATCATTAGAAACTCTGGTGTTGCCATTGAAGACTAATGAGAGGAAACAGTAAAAGGTGAATATCGGAATAGAGTTAGAACAGAACCAAAAACATAAAATAAGCGGCAGAAAAAAGTCCAATTATGAAAAGTTAGAAAGAGAATATCAGGAAGCACAATCCCACTGGGACACTTATGAAGATAAGCCCAGCTGGGATAAAATGTTTACCCTTATAAATCTTGCAGTATTTAACTGCATAAATAAAAAGTTGGAACGTATTCTTGAAAGAGAAGAAATCGAGGGAAGAGCACTTGATATTACAATTACAATTATGAATTCCATTTTACAAAAAAGAAGTAAAGGTAAAATTTGGAAAATATCTAAAGTGTCTTCCTTTGTGCATTATCCTTGTCTTGCAATATACAATGAAAAGTTGCAGTTTGAGGATAAGGTATTAGGGGAAGACTCTTATACAGTTACACTCAAGGATGGTAATACCTCTATTATGGAATTTGAAGACAGCTATATGGAAAATGGTATTTACCATTTACACAGATAAAAAGGAGAGAATAAACAATGAATATAATTGACTATGCAGTAAGCTACATCGTACATAACACAAGGTATACGCCATATCAGTGTTATAGAGTTATTGAATTGATTACCAAATATGGGGATAAGACTCCATATCATTTGACTAAAAAGCAGTACAAAATTATGGAAATGCTGGTTTATTTATTGAGTGGTACTATGCCACATACAGAGGGAGACAAGGAAAAGGTTGTTGTAAACCCAGGGGTATACAAGAAAATTACAGGAGAAAAAGAATAATGAAAAAGTCCATACTCTTTACAGGAGCCAATGGACTTATTGGTTCTGAGGTATATAAATATTTTGAGAATAAATATGGCAAGGAATATGAACTTCACAGAATTGACAAGTCAGTAAACCTAGACCTCTGTGATTCAGACGCAGTAAACCACTGGATGCTTAAATGGCAGCCAGACTATATTGTACACCTTGCTAGTCTTACAGATGTTGCAGAGTCTATTATCTTACCTGAAATGTATATCAAGAATAATACAATTATGACTCTGAACCTTTTAGAGTCAGTCAGGAAATATAATCCAAAGGCACGGGTTTTATTATTCAATACAGATGAAATCTATCAGTATGAAATTGGAGAGTATGTAAAAGAAGACTCCTCAATAAATCCAAGAAACCCATATTCTGCCTCTAAACTCTGTCAAAAAGCAATGGGTTGTGCATATAAAAATACATATGGACTTGATATTGTAATTACTTCAATGACCAATTGTATGGGGCCGAACCAGTCTAAGGTAAAACATATTGGTGGAAGTATGAAACTTATCCCAGCCCTTTTTGAGGCAGCAGTAAAAAATACTGAGTTTAGAATGGATGACAATGGTTCTGCAAAAAGAACCTGGGTAAATGTTTGGGATACTGCAACTGCAATAGAAACAGTTTTATTCCACGGCACTGACCTTTCCTATAATATTGCAGGTGATGAAATATTATCTGTAAAAGAAATCTATGACCTTATCTGTGAAATAACAGGTATACAGATAAAAACAATAAATACACAAAGACAAGGGCAGGACTATTGGTATGCACTTGATTGTACCAAATTGAAGAGTCTTGGCTGGAAACCAGAACATACTGTAAGAGAAACATTGCAGTACCTATGGGATAACAAAAACTGGTAAAAAACTAAAAGGAGACTGAGTAATATATGAAAAATAACTATGACGGAATTTCAGTAATAATCCCTATGTATGGGGATTTGAAAATAAATACCAAGTCAGTATTTTCTGCTGCTACTCAGTGCCTTGGTAAATTGAACGAGGCACACCCTAGAGTAGAAATTATTATTATGGCAGATGATATTGAATATCAGAGAGAACATAATGGAAAGTCTGAGTTTGACTATTTTCTATCAAAAGAGTTCAGACAGCTTTATGACACAGACAATGTAGATGTAAAGGTAATACATAATTTAGAAAAGTTTGGTGGTCATATATACCAGGGTGGTGGAAGACTCTTTGGTATGGAAATTGCCAAATATTCTTTCTGTATTCTCTTTGACTCAGACGATATTCTTGCCCCACTTACTGTCAGAATGTATTGGGACATTATTCAGAAAGAACTCGTAAACAAAAACACCAAAAAGAACATTTATAAAATAGGCGGCAGCTTTATCTCATTTGACTCTAATGGTTATTATAATGAGATAAACAAGTCTATATGGGTTCAGGAATATTGTTATAATTCTGACTTTTTCAGCAAGTTCAAATTGAACGACGACACAATCTATACACATAAAGTAAACAGAAAACAGGGTGAAGACTATCTTATGTGTCAGATAGCCGACTACACTTATGAACATAATATGGATAAATGGATTGCAATCAATATAGACGATATTGGTATTGGCTATTGGATTCCAAATTATGATTCTTTATCAAGAAGAGACCCTTATTATGGACAGCACCTTTCTGGCTCTACAATGAACTCTTCTAATACAATTCTTGACTATATGGAGTACTACAACAAGAAACATAAAATTGTAGATAAAGAGGACGAGATATTCAAACACCGTGTACTCAATATGACTATATATGGGTATTTCAATTTATTCGACTTTTTGAAAACAGTTGGTGTTGGAAAGTATTCAGATAATCCATATATACCATTAGAGGAAGACTGGGAACTTTTAGTACATAATGTTGCAAAACTGAGAATGCGTCTTTTGAAGTACTACAATGAAATACAATATGCAGATATTGAAGACCAGCTTTATGCAACAAGACATATGTCAGACTGCCGTTGCTGTAATGTTTGGGAAGGTTCTTTCTATGACTTTATGGACGGTAAAGACAATATGATGAATATATTGAATATGGACTACAAGGCAATGATGGATTACTGCAAAGAGTTGAAATTTGATAACGGTGCAGTAAATGAAATACACAGTAAGCAGGCAATGGCCTGGAATGAAAGACACAAGGACTAAGTTGAAATATGGCAGCAAGTAAAGAAACAGCGATAAATAACTTAAAAAAGGCTAGAACACCTGAAGGAAAGGCAAAGAATATAGAGTCTAGAATGGCAAATCACGCACTCAAGACTGCAGTATATGATAACTTGAAATCTGCACTTGCCTCTCAGGATAAAAAAGGTGTTGCATATTATTCTAGTTTTATACAGAAATTTCTCGATATAGCAAAGAAAGACCCTAACTCAAAATGTGGACAAATAGTTGCACAGGCTATTTTCCAGCAGGATATTTTGACTCTGTTGGATGAACAGCACGAAAAGGAAATGAGTAAGGACAGAGACTTTCAGAGGTATCGTCTTATAAAAGACTTTTTCAAAGAGCAGAGAGATGTAATACTAGAGACAAACCATAGTAAAAGAATAATTGCCTGTTGTTCTAGACGTGCAGGTAAAACAGACCTTGCGTCCGGGGCAATAAACTATGCAGCAATTATTCCAGAATCTCGTATTATTTATATCAACTTGACTTTCACAAATGCAATAAATCAGATATGGAATAACACCGTAAAAAGAGCAGAAGTTATGGGACTTGAAATTGCCAAGTCTTCTAAAGCAGACGGTACTATTGAATTTGGAAATGGTTCTTCTCTAAGAATTATGGGTAACCCAAATAACTCTGAAATAGAAAAACTCAGAGGTGAATCTAAAGTTTCACTTATCATTATAGACGAGTTTTTCCACCAGAGGAATATGCAGTATGCAATAGATGAAGTAATTTCTCCTCTTATGGCAGATAGAAAAGACTCTACATTACTATGTATAGGAACACCACCTAGACTTGCCAAAACATATGGTGAGAAATGCTGGGGTGAAAAAGGCTGGAAGAAATTCCATTGGACTATGTTTGAGAACCCATATATGCCTGACCCACAGGAATATCTTGACGACTACTGTAAGAATAAAGGTATATCTATTGACTCTCCATTTATTCAACGTGAATATTTTGGAAAAATGGGTGTTTATGACACAGAGGCATTAGTATTTAAGGACAGAAAAACCTACAATGTTTTCGACAAAAATGAGCCGATAACTGGAGTTTGTATTGGTGTAGACTATGGTTTCTCTGACTATAATGCAGTTATTTCTGTTGCATATAATAAGGAAACTAAAAAGTCCTGGGTTGTAAAAGAGTCCAAGTTCAATAAGGCAGGTGTCTCTGACATTATTGAAGTAATTCAGGAACATTATAAAGAGGCAGTTGAACTTTGTGAGATAAACAGAATTGATAAGGAAAATATATTTATTTATGCCGACACTAACGAAGAGTCTATTACATATGACCTTATGAATAAATATCATTTACCAGCTTTCAACTGTTACAAATATGACAAGATATATGCAATACAATTACTCTCAGAAGAACTCAGGACTGGACGTATGAAGATTCCAAACAATGGTATTCTCGACACTGAAATGGAACAGATTCTTTATCAGAGAGACGACGCAGATGATTCTATCTTACCAGAAATAGACGAAGAAATAGGTATTCACCCTGACGCTGCAATGGCATTACTTTATGCAACAAGGAAAGTATTCTTTGATATGGACTATGCAATTTCTTTCAAGGAAACACAACCCACAACTTCTAACTTCAAGAAAACAGAGTCTGGTACAATTATCGGTATAGTTGACAACAAGAAAGACGAGTTCGAGGACTTAGGAACAATAGGATAGTCATATTACTAAGTTTTAGTAATTATGAATAAACTATCTGAAATATTTAAGCGGGCCTTATCCCCATTCACAAATAAGAGTAATTCTCAGCAAGCATACAATGACTTGGAAGAGGGAAAGAAAATTTCCCTCAATATGAATTCAGACCGTTATACATATGACAACAAGGAAGATAATAGGTATGA